CCATTGCCGCCAAATGCCCTTAGAATGCAAGCGATGCGGTCCAGCATTTCCTGACCCATAGCATTTGACCGTGCCTAACTTGTTGCCGCTGGACCGCCTCATGCCTCTCGATCCTCCATGGCCTGCCGCAGTCCGTCCGCGCTGCTCATCGCGTCCTCGTGGTGCCGGATCGTCTCGCGGTAGTCGGTCAACAACGCCGCGATGGCCGGAAACACCAACCGGATCGCCTGTACGTCCTGTTGAAATTGCCAATGCGCGGCCTGCCGCGTCAGCACGCGCGCCTTGACCTGCTCCTCATAGCTAGCGAGCAACGCGCCCGTGTCGCCCGACGCGAACCTGAGCACCATGACAAACGCGCGCTCGGAGAGATCGCCCAGCGACGCCAGCCGCCGCACAAGTGCCTTCGCCTCGCCTAACTTCTCGGCCTCAATTTCGAGCAACCGCTCGCAAATCTCCGCGAGGATTCGCGCCTCCTCCGATGCGCCATCGACGCGACGCACCGGAGCAACTGGAGTCTGCGCGAGTGTATACGTGACCACGACTATAGTCTCCGCAGAGGATCGAGCACGAGTGCCATGTCCTCCTCGGCTATTGATATAGACTCCAGACCATGCAGCGGGAGCGTACCCATCTGCTCCTGCGACTCGATGCCCGCTATAAGTCGGCGCAACCGCTTTTTGCGCTCGTTGATTTCTCCGACTAGTGCCTTCTGTCGCAACTCAAGCGTCGCGATTGATCGGCTCGCTTTTGCCGCTAGCCGCAATGCCTCTAGCTCACGTATCGCTGCATTTTCCACGACGACCTCCTTGCGCCGCCAGCGAACATCTTAGCGGTTAGCCGCTGATGTTTCGCCCATGCGTGCGCGCTGATTTTTTTGGGTTTCCTCGCCACGTATACAATCGCCGGAAATTGTTTCTCGTACGTCAACTCATTTGATTTCGCGACCGTTGAACCAGTATTGCTCCTCGATGCTGCCGTCCGCGAACACGAGCCGCACCGCTGGCCCGTCTGCGCGGTGAATGACGCCGTGCTTGTAGTAAACGCACGATCCGTCGTCGTGCGTCACCGCTGGACCGTCGTCGCTATGCAATCTGCCCTCGTTGTCTGTTTTGCTGCTCATAGTTTTTCAAAGGCGAAAGCTGGTTTGAAGAAACGAACTGCCTTCGCGATCCCGCCCGCTCCATTGCGGTTTTTAGCTTGGTCGATGACGACTTGAACTGTCGGCGAGTCGGCGACGAGCGGCACCTCGGGATCGGGATACAAAAGCCAAACACGGTCGGCGTCCTGCTCGATGGAACCTGACTCGCGCAAGTCGGACAGGCGCGGCCTGCGGTCGTTTTTCTCGGCGTCGCGGTTGAGCTGCGAGAGCAGGATCACCGGCACGCGGAACGCGAGTGCCATGAGCTTGAGCCGACGCGACATTGCCGCGACTTGCTGCTCGCGCGCGGCGCGTGCGTCGTCCGGCTGTATGAGTTGCAGGTAGTCGATGACGACAACGTCTGGGAGCGCATCCGCACTCGCGAGCATCGCCACGCGATCCTCGATGCGCGAGACGCTATTCGTCTCGGCGACTTCGAAAATGTTGAGGCGTTGCGCGTCTTCCTTGAGCTTCTCCGCGCTTCGGATGCGCGACTCCTTCGCCGCGTCGTATTCTTCCTTCGAGCATCCGCGCGTGATCGCTGATCCGCGTCCGGCACGCTGCTTGGCAATGCGACCGACGAGGTCTTTGCCGTTCATTTCAAGCGAGACGATCATCGCGCGGCCTCCAGCTCGTACGACGGAGTCCGCCATTTGAATCGCGAGCGCGGTTTTTCCAACTGCCGGTCGTCCTGCCATCACGAGCACTTCGCCCGCGCCGAGCTTGCCGAAATAGTCATCGCACTCGGCGATTCCGGTGCCGACCTTGCCAGCGGCCTTTCCGTTGCGTTCCTCGGCGATGTATTCGTCGCAGAGCGCGGCCAAGCCCTTCGTGATCGCGTGCGCAGATGCCGCTTGCTCGGCTTCACGAATTGCTGCACGCGCGAGCGACCAGTCGTTGTCCCAGTTGCGCTCCGCAGTCTTTGCGAGCGCGTCGCACGCCTGCTGGAGCTTCGCGGATGCCTTGCGCCGCTTCGAGTCATTGACGACTTCGAGCGCGAGTGTCTTCGCGTAAATCGAGGTCGGCTCTAGAGCGGAAATCTCGGTGACGATTGCGAGGTTCGTCTCGCTCAGACTCGCGCCGAATGTCTGGCGCGCGACGAGAAACGCCTGCGTGGATTTGTGTTCAGTCGCGCAGGCAACGAGCGACTGCCAGAGCGCGCCGAGCATCGGATCGGTGAAGGCATCGACTGCGACGCCGATTCCAACGGCACCGGCAACGCATATCGGGCCTCCGGTCATGCACGCCGAGATCAAGCGGCGTTCAGTTTGCGCCGAGTCAGGAGCGGTCGATGACGCTTTCATTTCGCGGAACGGATTGCACGTTGCTGATGGGTTTCTCGGCGCGATTTAGCCAGTTGACGAATCGGCGGCGCGTCGGGTGCTTGCGGTTGATCGAGCACCACGCGGACATTTTCGCGAACTCGCGCTGCACGTCGAGCGACTGGTAGGCGGCGTTGCTTTGCAGTTGTTTCAACCAATCGGCGTCATTGGTCGCGGAAACCTCCGCGACGATTCGCCCAGTTCCTTTCTCTTTCCTTTCTCCTTCTCCTTCTCCTTCTCCTTCTCCTTCTCCTTCCGCTTTCGCAGAAATATCCAACGTTGGTTTTATATCGGAAACCGACGTTGGTTTCTTGCTGGGTCTGCCGCCGGTTTGTCCATTGGTTCTCGCACGTTCGCGACGATGCTGCACTTCGGTTTCCTTATCGACGGGATACCTCCAAAGGTGCAGGTCATCACCGTTCCAAGTCCAGAGTGCAGAAGTGCTTTCAATCTCGATGCGCATCACGCGCGCCAACTGTTGCCACTTGCGATCAGGCCAATTCCGGCAGTCTTTGATGATGCCTCCGTTTTCCTGACCGCAGCAAAAGCGCAGGAGGCAGAGCCATGTTGCGCGTTGCGTAGGATCGGAGCCGACGAATTCTTCAGCGTCGAGAGTCGTGGTCTCGATATTAATCCAGTTCATAAAGAAAAAACCCCAGCCCGCCTACGGTGATAGACTATCTCGGGACAACGACGAACCCGAAACAGACGCAGGCGGCTGGGGAAATTGATTTTTGTTTGCATAGTGGCGGCTATCACCTCGCCTCTGCCGACGCATCAAACTTCCGGCGGATCTTCGCGCAAGTCTTTTTCCTGCGCCGGAACATCTCCGTTTGTGGCTATGCGGACCCAGACTCCCGGCGCGTTCTCAGCGTCCTCGTAGTACTTCCAAGCGAGCAGTCCGATGACCTGTGAGTCGTCACGCCAAACGCGATTGTCTTTCGTGATCACGTCGAGCACGAGCTTGGAAAGATTGTCTATGTCCGGCTTGCCGACTGGTTGCTTCGGCGCGTTCGACTTCAAACCCTTTTTCCCGAAATGCGATTTCGGCCTCGGCAGAATGAAGCGCATAGAGATGCCGACCGAATCAAGCGTCGGAGTCATCGCGAGCGCATCGAGCTTGGCGCGGAGCGCGTAGTAAACGCACTCCTTCCACGCGTCTGCGGTGCCGGGATCGTACATCCTCGCGGAGTATTTATTTCCGAAACGCTGGGCGAAAGCCCGTGTGCGCGGCTGGCCTTTGGGAATCCCGCGTGCCTCGAAGATGATGTTCATTTGGTATTCATGTTTCGGCTGAGTCTATATTTCGCGACAAGCTCGATCTCGTCCTTCGTGATATAGACTCTGCGATAGCCTAGATGGTCGGCGTAATTGTATACGTTTCCGATTCGAGTCTTCAGCGCGAGCGCGACACGCTGCGGCGATTGCCAGCAACGCATCATTTCATCGACTGCTTGGAGCATTTCGGGTTTGGGTCGTTTCATTGTTTGATTGTTCGTAGGTTTCGATAGATGGCATCGCTGTATCGCTCATGTCAGCTCCTTGCTGCGATTCGGGTCGTTCTCGGGCCAATAGCCAATGACCATGCGCCCGAAATCGCGAATGATGCGGAAGCGTTCAGCCTCGGCGAGTCGGCGTAGATTTTCAGCGTTAGCAGAAATCGCTCCGCTGTCGGTTATCAAGCTGCCGGCGGCAATGCCGTTGTGCTCTCGCTCCTGCTTTGCCGTGTGGCAGGCCCCGCGTGCAGCGTCTTCGATTTCATTCAGGATCTCCTCCTCCAGCTCCGCAATGCGCTTGTCCCGCTCTGCCACGGCTGGGGCGATGGCGTGCTGGTCGATGTGCCAAATCAGCTTTTTCAAATCGCTCCACGGGTAATTGTCGGGCGAAAGCCACGCTTGCCCCGCGAATTTCGCGTGCTCGCTGGGTTGTGTGTTTGTATTCATCGGCCCAATACAGCCTCCTTCATCCGCTTCTGCACGAAATGCTGGAAGCCCTCCTCAATCTCCGCGTATAGCTGGTGATGCGGCACCCACTCGGTTCGTTTCTTTCGCGGACGTCTCTTGATCGCCGACGTCTGCCACTTGGTCGAAATGCGTGTGAGATTTTGTGTCATTGTTCGTCTTGTATATTGAGTTCGATTAGTCCTGTTCCGTTGCAGTCCGCGCAGCGATAACGCAGCGTGCTGTTCGTCTCGACCGTGAACCATCCGCGTCCGCAGCACCAGCGGCATAAGATCGATACCTCTTCGTCAGTCATTGCGCGCTCCTTTCGCATACCATGACGGCACTCCCAGTTCGCGCAGCGTCGGCTCGATGTTCGGCCATTGGCCTGCCTCGATGCACGACTTCAGCCGCGTGAGATCGGCGACCGTCTCGTCCTGTCCGAGCGCGCACGCCTCGTCGGTCATTCGATATACGGCAACGCCATACGGCTCGACCTTTTCGACGGCGATGAAGAAAAAGTCATAGACAGGCTGCGCGACTGATTCGCTGACGAGCGGCAGATAGAATCCCGCTTGCCGATGGTAGCCGTAGCGAAACACCGTGCGCTCGAACGAGCCAAACTCGAAGTCGGCCAAGCTCTCGGTCGTCTTCACGTCGGCAATGTACGGACGACCGCCGGACAATTCGCATCCGCCGAGATTGATCCAGTCCGGTCGGCATTGGATCGCGAACGACTTCCCGATTGAGCGGAAAGATCGTTCGGGAAAGCCATGCGCAAGCAACTCGTTGGCGAGCGGATGGGACGCAACCGATGCTGCCATCTCGGCGATCTGCGCGGCCTCGTCTTGATCGATGATCGTCTTCCCGGCGTGCTGGGCCTCGAACGCTGCGAACTCATCTTTGCCCTGCTTCGTGCGCCGGTCGATGCCTTCTGGCCGAACCGCGAATTGCTCGTGCCACGTCATCGGCTCCAGAATGACAGCGTGCGCTGCCGATCCAACGCGGAACGCTGCGCTTGCAGGTTCGCGAGCAAGAATCTTCGCGACGTGACGCTTGTAATACAGCATCGGGCGGCGGCGGAATACCTCCAGCTTGGAGTGCGAAACAGCTTCGTTCGCGTGATATGCTTGGTTCGTTTCGATGATCACGACTCACCTCCTTGCACTATATCGAGGCGATGCAACTCAGACGCCACGCGGTGCAGGATTTGCGTCGCGGAATGCACGACGCAGTAGGCGCGATAGTACTCGCCGTGATGCTTTAGCGTCCACGCGCGCTCGATGCAGTCTATCGCCTCGATGAACTTCGCGTTCAAATCTACCTGTGAGATGATCATCGCTTGCCCTCCTCGATGCCGAGCTTCGACTGGAGCGGATCGACTTCCTGTTCGCTCTCGTCTTTATAGCGAGCGGACCAGCCGAGCTTGACGATCACGGTCGGTGCCTGCGCGAGCGCATCCCACTCGATTGCGACGGAGACTTTCGCGACCGGCTCGGTCTTCGTGTCATCATCGACGAACGAGTCAGATGCGGCCTTTCGAATCGCCTCGTAGTTTGTCTCAAGCAGACCGCGCAGTTGCTCGGTCGCGGAATTGATGACTGCGGTTCGGATTTCGTTTGTGCTCATGGTACGTTTAGAGGTTAGCGGTGAGTCCGGCGGCGACCTTCTCGGCGAGCGGCGTGACATTGACTGGTTCGTCGCGCACTTCTTCGGCGGTCTTCAGACCTTTCAGAACATCGCCGAACATATCGCGAAGGAGAAATCCGCGTGCGCGAAACTTGAGCATCCGGCGCGGATAATCAGTCCACGGCCCGCTCTTATTCCAGAGCTTCGCGGTCTTCGCGTCGGCGACCGTGAATGTCTCCGACTGCGGCTCGAAGCCGCGTCGCTTCGCGGTGACTTTATAGCCGTGCGAGTCCTTGCCCTGTTCTCCGATCTCCTCCTCGGAATAGCTTTCGAGCTGGCCGCTGGAGCGGATCAGCGCGAGCGCGGCGTCGCCGAATAGTGACGGCCGGCCGTTGACCACGGCGATATTCGAGAGCGCAGCCATCGGCGTCAGGCCAAGCTCCGCGCCCCATTGCAGTGCGACGAGCACGCTTTCGGGTTTCTCCATGCCGCGCGGCGCGAAGCCCGACTGAGTGATTGCCTTGGCGAACCGGAATGCGTCTTCAAGCGACGTGAGTTGCACTCCGGCCGCGCCGAATGAGATCGGCGATGATACAGCCGCTTTCGCGGCGACGATGATTTCGTTTTCGTTGTTCATGGGTGGGAAATTCAGATTTAGAACGGCACTTGGTCTTCGTTAATCGGCGCACTTTGCAGGACCTTCTCGCTCGCAGGCGCGGCCAACTTGCCAGAGCGGCGGTGGACAATCGTCCGCGCAGCGTTGCGCAGGAGCACGTCCTCCGCTCGCGGTGGGAATGGCGTGCCGTCATTGCGCAGGCGCGGCTCCGGTTCCTGCGCGTACCACTCGACCGACTTCGGCGCGAGATCGCCCAGTCGCGTGCCTTTGTTTTTTCCGAAATGCACGAGCACGTCGAATGCACCATCGATGATCTCGGTCGGCATCGGCACCTCGCCGCGCTGTTGCGGCTTGGCCTGCGGAGTGTCGCTGGCCTTAGCCAGCAGCGCGATTCTGATCGCTTTAATCTCAGCGATCAACTCGCTGTATTGTTCGTTAGTCATGCTTTTTTGTGGGTTCGAATTGTTCTTCGATGCGCCGCAGATCGGCGCGTTCTGCTTCCGCCACGTCGCGCATTTCGCGGAGGCGGTGTTGACCAGTCGTGACCTGCGCGTGCCAGTCGTCGTCGTGTCCGTCAGCTGCTCCGCAGCGCGCCATGCGGAGGAGATCGGAGCGGGAGAGGTTCATGCCGTCGCCTCCTTGCGTAGTCGCTTGATGAGTTGCCGCTCGCACTCCGATAGGTGCATCGCGCGCCAGCCAAGCTCCCATGAGAGACGGTAAGTCCACGAGACGGAGATGTTCTGCTCGTGCGCAAACTCCTTCGGCGACTTGCCGGAGCGCAGCGCCGTGTCCAACTCGGAACGGAGGTCGGTGGTCACGCAGCCACCCCGCCTTCTAGCCCCAGACGCATCTTCTTGAATTCAACTACGGCATTCCACGCTTGTTCGGCTGTATCGAAACAACCAACGCTGATCTTTTTTCCCATCACTCTAACCCGTCCTTGGAACCGCTTGCCCATCAAGCGCACGTTTGAAAATCCAGATGGATTGAATAGGCCGCGTCTGTTCATCTGATTTCCGTGCGGACTAACGACTCTAAGATTCGATCGCTGGTTGTTCAATGTGTTATGATCGATGTGATCCACTAGAAATCCTTTTGGCGCATTCATTATGACTCGATGCAAGTATTGCGTTTTTCCATTGAGCCGAATTTGCGCGTATCTGTATCGTCCTTTTTTTGCGACGGCAGGAAAGCAGCGGAAGCTTTTGTATCGTTCGTAATCGTGATCATCGAGCATCACAAATTCACCGGTTGATAGTTTTAGATTTTTCATTTTGTACCTTCTGAAACGCCTTTCGGAATTTCTCTAGGTACGGCAGCGTTGACGCCCTTTTGTGTCCCGTCAAGCCCCCGTTGTGCACCCGCGCCAGCGTCTCTA